GTGTTGAGGGCCCGTTTTGAAACGCGATCGTTCGATGATGTGACGCGCTTTGCGTTCGATCGAGCTGCGCCGAGCCGGCCACCATGACTGCGGTTGCAGTTGAGGTGGGCTATGCCTGATCCGTCGAGTCCTGGTGCTATATCCCCTGTCTCTGATAGTGGTGGTTCGTGGTCTGCGCTTGGCCCTTCTGGGTGTGATCCCGGTAGTGCCATGTCGACTGGGTAGCCGCAGCGGATGCAGACTGGTTCGCATTGTTTGAGGACTTGGGTGCGCCATGCCCGGTATGCCTGGCTGTTTCTTGGGTTCACTTGGAAGTGCCTCGCATGATGCGTTCGAGGGCTTCGCCGGGGTAGCCCTTGAGGCGGGCGGCCTCCCGGTCTAGCCATCTTCGGTGGGTGTCCGGTCTGCAGCTGCTGCAGGGAACTGTGTCGGCTTTTGCTGCGGTTGGTGGTGCGTCGCGCCATCCTCTGTGGCAGTCGAGGTGTTGGCAGAGACAGCCGGGCTTTCTACAGTGCGCGTCGTAAAGCGTTGTGTTTGTCATGCGTTTCCCCTTTGGTTGTGGTCGGCCGGTCTCGGTCTCGGGCTGGGGCCCGATCCCGGCCTTCCCGTGTTGTCGGTTTTAGTACATACGTCCCCTACCTGAGCGGCGTTGGGCTTCTCGTGGCCAGTGCTGTTTCCTCCGGCATACTGGTCAAACGACTCCCGGGCATTGACCACGCCGATCCCGGTATCCCTCGGCACTAGCACGTTTACGTCTCCATGTCGGCTATGAACTGGTCGACTGTCTTCAGTTTGTCAAGGTTATCGAGCAGGTAGTCGAGTCCAGCGTTAGTGATCTCTGAGGTCGAAGTCACGGTGTCCCGTCCATCGAGCATGAGCAGCCCGTTGATCGCGCCAAGTAAGGCGTCATCCAAGATTCCGCGTTCCCTGAGTTTCCCTGAGAGCAAGCCCATTTGCTTGGGTGTTAGCGGTTTAGAGTCGTAATGCCGTGCTGCTGGCCCATTGAGGCGGTCTGTAGGCCTCGGCGTGGGCTTTGAGTAGTAATCCTCCGAGTCCGAGTCTGTCGTCTTGTAGACCCCTTCACGGGCCTTAGCGGACCTGACCTCGTCAGCGGTTGCCACGCCATTCTCTATGCCAATGCCAATGGCGGCTAAGGCTCGACCCCAGCAGGACGTTTCTAGGTTCTGGATCTCCGATCCACGGGTGTAGGGCGTGAGACCAGGTATTACTTCCATAGCGGTCCCGATGCCTGGGAGCTGATCATCTGGCGTACGGTAGGCGTAGGCCCGACCGATGGCCCAGGTCTTGCCGCAAATCTCAATGATTTTCGGCTGATCGAGCTGCAGCGAGCCCTCGGGGTATTTCTTGAAGAAGTCCCTCATGCGCTGGGCCACCGTGACGTAATCGGCGAGATCAAATGACACGGCGGCGCTCCTTTTCCAAACCGTTGTGATTGTCTCCGTAATGCTGAAAGTAATTCTTGTAGCCACCGGTCCCAAATGCTTCGCATAGTTTGCAAATCCATTTGCCATTATCGAGCACAGCGTCACTCATCGACGGGCTCCTGGTCTAGGGATTGGGCAAGGATCCTATGCAGGTCGATGGCCTGTTCCGTGGAGAACATGGCGCACGTCAGGTTGCGGTTGTCGTTCATCCAGACCTGAACGGTATTTCCTGATCGGGCGGCCTCGATGTGCAGCTGCGATCCGCCGATTCGTTGTACTCCCATCATTTCACCGCCAACTCGATAAACCCGACAAGAATCATTGCTCCGATGATTCCGCAGCAGAACACGAAAGTGTTTAGCCACATGACTTGACGCTTTTGCCGATCGTTAGGGCGTGCGTAGGGCTCCAATGGTGTTTCCCCTTTCCTTTCCAGTAAGCCCGCCAGAACACGGCGTCCTGAACGGTTGCGGGTGCCTTGTATGGCCGGATTCCGACCCATTCGGCTAGACCCGCGAGTTTCGCGTAAGCGTTCCAAGTTGACTGAATGAACTGGTAGGCGCCTGACCCGTACTTCCCGTCGGCTTTGTAGCGTCCGTGGGATTCGCGCCACATGACGCACTTGCGGAACGGTTCGGCGCTCTGGACGTACCACGGTCCTGTGTAGGCGCTGTCAGGAATACTTGACGGTCCACTGGCGACAGCCAGCCATAACGCGAGCCCATCGATCACTCGACCTCCGATGTCGTAATGACCGTCACATTTTTCCCCGCGGGGTGGCGTCGGACGGCTTCGACGCTGGTTTCTAAGATCCGATGATGACCGCCCGGTGAGACGTAGCCGTGTAAAACGTCGGCTTCGTACCATCGAATAACGGTCCCAATCGAGACTCCTAGATACTTTGCGGCTTCCCCAGTGGTCATGAACATGTCCCGAATATAGAGAGTTCAGGGAACTTGGCAAGAGCAACACGCTATTACTCGAAGTATTCGCTGAGATCTTCCTCGATGGGCTGGTGAATCTCGGTCGAGAATCCCAAGGTCACCGTGGGGCGCTGTTCTTCCTCGGGTTCCTGACTTAGGGCTGCTGCTATGCCGAACACATCCATCAGCAACTGTCGGAAAGTGTCACGTGAAACGGGCTTGTCCCACTCGATGGAGACGTCTCCCACCGAAATTTTTAGCATGGCCGAGCCAGACCCTCGGCAATGATCATGTAGCCGATTGAGTCCAAGTAGTCATCGCGGGCATAGCCTGATGCGCTACGCGCAATTTTCACCATCACCATGCACATGGCTACCTGATCCGGTGTCACTTCAGACCCGAGGTAGGCGCTCCACATTGCGGCTACGCGCCGGTGGGTTTCCATCGGGTCCCCGTGCGTTTCCCATCGGTCGACCTCAAGTAGGTCGAGGGCTTGTATGGGTAGGTGTCGGTCGATCATGGTTTCCCCTCAGATTGGTCGCGTTTTTCCATTGGCTAAGACTTTGCACCAAGTACCGCACTCGCATACGGATTTCATCCACGCGCCTGTCCTGGTGTATGTCAGACCCGTCGGGGTCAGTTTGGTTGATCCGCAGGCCGGGCAGGTCGATTGGTCTCCGGTCCATAGGCCTATGTGTGGATGCTTGATCCACGGGGCCATAGTGCGATAGAGCAATTCCGTAATGATCACGTCTTGACAATTGTATTTTTTGAACTTTTGCCATGCCCGGTCATCTTCTTCTAAAACTTTCTTCCAGAGCTGCGATACGCCGGTTTGTAGTTTGGTGGGGAGTTCTAGTTGCTCGGTGATGTAGCCGAGCCGATTGCTGGCCCATTTATAGCGGCGACGATTGATCAGGTACAGGTCGAGATCTACCCACGGGGACGGGGGCGGCATCCCTTCCTCAATGAACGAACGCATGAGGTGGGGTACGTCGAATCGGACACCGTTATAGGTAATGAGGACATCGGCTTCATTGAGGAAACTCCACGCGGCTTGGATCATTTCGCCAGGGTCATTGTGATATTCCGAGTAAAAGTGGACCTTGGATTCACCTAGCCACTTTCCGGCCCAGCAAAGTACCCGTGACGGTGTGACGATCTTGTCCGGAGTTATGCGGGCGTCGTAAAGGTCGTACGTGTAAGCCAAGTGCGGGCTGGTCTCGATGTCGAGGGTCAGCACGCGGGGCCGCATGGCTACGCTGCCCCAAATATTGGAAGCGGGAACGGGCTTCCGTCTTTCTCAGCGGCTTTCAGGAAACTCACGTGGATATGGTCCCGGTGCCCATAGCCCCTGCCGCGCCACTGCCAGCGGGTTTTCGAATAAGTGCCGCTAGCCACCTGATCGTTAAAGACCACGTACCGAATCCGATTAGAGCCCGGTAGGCCGGAAGCCGCGTAGGCAACAATCTGGTCGGCGAGCAGCTGCGCGTCCCCGGATTTTCCTAGGTCGGCGTCAATGTCGAGGGCATGGACCCATCCTTGAGCGTCGGGGTTGTGGTCGCTGATACGTGCCTGATGTGCTTTGTCACCGATCCAACCGTCAGAGCGTTTGTCGCGCTTAGGGAAACGCTTATCGACCTGTGACCTGAGGGTGACGCCTGCTGCGACGAGTTTAGGCATAGTCCTCACCCTCGATCTCGAACTCTTCGCCTGTGGCTACATCAGAAAGTCGAGGTGCAGCCGAGAGCCCGTAGCGGGGGTCCTGCCGGTTCAGGGCATTTATTAAAACGGGAACGACTGCCCCCGTGATGGCGACGATCAGGGGATGTACCTGGGCTGTGGCTACGTAGGACGCGAGAGCTCCAAGCGCGGCGCCCAAAGCGATTTTGACTAGGGAGCCTTCCCACGTGGTTGCCAGCCATGTGCCGATCATTAGGCGGCCCGATTGTGGTTATCAATATGAGCATCCAGCCGGGTACGTACCTCGCGCACGTCTACCTCAATGCGTGTAAGCGCGTCTTTCGTCGAGCTGCCACCGTTGGGCCTGAACTCTTTGAGTAG